ACCGTGTAAGTCGTCAAGCGTCTACTCGAGGCACAAAGATACACTTATTGTGCGAGGATATACTGAACAACAAAGACATTGATATGGCGAATATGTCCTTACTCGATAAGGAGATGTTCATGAATTTCAGACCTCTGTTAGACCGTATAGATAATATCCACGGTCAAGAGATCGCGCTATACAGCGACCATTTACGACTAGCAGGGCGAGTTGATTGCATTGCTGAGTATGAAGGTAAGCTGTCTATCATTGATTTCAAGACCTCCGCTAAACCAAAACGAAAAGACTGGATTGGCAGTTACTTTGCACAGGCTGCAGCATATGCAGTTATGTATGAAGAAAGAACTGGTATCCCTATTGATCAGAGTGTAATTATGGTTGCTGTTGAGGGCGACGATCCCCAAGTATTCATTGAGAAACGAGACAACTATGTAGAGTTGTTATTGTCTGCAAGAGATACTTGGGAGGGTGAGAATGTCTCAGAATAGTTTACGAACACTCCCAAATTTTACATGGGAAGACTGGCTAAAGTTTAAAGATCCATCTGAGAAATGGGGTCTTTCAAACTTTGCAGTTAAAGACGTTTCTTTCGATTGCAATGTTGCAGAATTAATCACCTCATTTGAGCATTGGTTTATTAATTATGCCTGTAAATCAAACTCATTTTATTCTAATAAACTTATTGGGTGTGATACACATAACTTTCCAGAACATTTTGAAATTCCATTAAAACTTGCTTGGTTGACGCGAGTTTATTTCACTGTGGGTTACAAATACCCAATGGGTCTTTTTTGGTTTCCATTAGAAGAAAATGACAGATGGGTCATCCATCCAGGAGGCGGTCGCCAAAAAGTCTTGAAGATGTTTTGTTCTGAAGACGATAGAGTCGAGTTTCTCACATTCAACACTGGTGGTAAACGAATTTCATTTAAAGAACTATTCGTGAAGAAAGATAAGTTCGATAAATGGACGAAGGATATCTTACAAGCGGATTATATGATCAACTGGGTCGCTGAGAAAGGAACAGTGATACCCCATTGTTTGTTCGAATCTGGTCAGAATAATGAGCATTGTAAAGAACCTTGTGAAAGGTTACTCGAGATTCTACATAAATACCACATAAGCGTCAATGGCGAGACAGTATCACCCCTCGGCAACGCACCGATGAATATTACAACAGACGGAAGTATCGAATCTAAACTTCGAGCCTATATGCTTCTGCCATTTTTTGAGTTATATGATGAGTCAATCCTTGCAAAATACCAAATCCAATTCATTACCTGAGATGGGTCGAGCAGTCATCGAGGTATTCGGTGGATGTAACTTCAAATGCGATATGTGCCCCCAGACCGTTGGTCGAGGCAAAGACTGGACTCGAAAGATGTCTCTGGATCTTTTTGAAGATATCCTGAAGCAACTCAAAGGTAAACCAATCATCAACCTCGAGGGTTCAGGCGAACCAACGATGGCAAAAGATCTATACAAATATGTTCAGCTTTGTACTGATTATGGGTTTGACAGCTTCATTTATACCAATGGTAGTAAACTTACAGGAGAACTGTTAAAGAACTGCGTCATGGCAGGAATTAAGTTTATCCGATTCAGCTGCATTGGTTATAATCACGACACATACAACAAGTGGATGTATAATAAATCAGGACATACATTTGAAGATCTGATGGGTCGTATTCAAGAGGCAAAACAATACATTGAAGAAGTCGGAAGCGACTGCGAACTATCCACATATCATCTAATTTTAGATAACGATAAGATGGCGGAAGAGGTGAAACTCTATCAGGATAATGTTATCAACAAGATGGGAATCACTGGTTATATCTGGAAGATGCACAACTGGAGCGGCAATTACGATCCTGAATATGGTAGAGAAACAGAGAATGTTAGAACCTGTGGACGACCATTCAGTAATGAGATTACGATTCGGTCTGGTGGTAATGATGGTCATCGTGGTGCTGTTACACCTTGTTGTCAGACTATGGGGCAACCCAATGAATCCAAGTCTGTTCTCGGGCATGCAGACGAGTTAAGTCTAGAAGATATCTGGTTTGGCGAGGAGTATGAAAAACTGCGCGAAGGTCATAGAACTGGAGACTATCCAGACTATTGTAAGTCTTGCGACTTCTTATACGATAATCCAGAAGTTCTTGTTTGGAGCAATGATCCAGATGCAAAGGTAGATCATATGCTTGGAACTGATTTTGATTTGCGGTAAATAAAAATGAGTTCACATCTTCCAATGTCGATTCATCTAGAGCCTACCACAGCTTGCAATGCAAGGTGTCCTCAATGCACAAGGACGCATGACACAACGATGAACACAGACCCCACGCTAGAAATTACAGAATGGTCAGCCAAAGATATTAAAAAATTGCTAGAAGATGAATGGATGTCAAGAGTAGTGAGTATTCTTGTAAACGGAAACTTTGGTGATATTGTAATGCACACACACCCAAAAGAGTTTATATTTGCTTTGGGGGGAAGACATATCACCATTAATACAAATGGTGGTGGTCTCAGCGTTGATTTCTGGAAATGGTTGGGGACTCGTCCTAATGTACGTGTGGATTTTGCTATAGATGGCGTAAATAATGATTCACACAGTAAATACCGAAGAAACACGAGATACGAAACTGTGATAAGGAACGCAAGAGCATATATAGATGCAGGCGGTTCAGCTAACTGGGTTATGACGCTGTTCAAGCATAATGAGAACGAAGAGGAACAGGCATCTAAACTTGCCAAAGATTATGGATTTAAGAGGTTTTTACCAAGATTTTCGGATAGGTTTGTTAACAAAAACCTGCTTATTTTGGACGGTGAATACGAATTAGAACCAGCATCAGCTTCTACAACAAGTGGTCTTACAACTACCGATAAACTTGAATACCATAATCTAGAACGCAATCCTAAAGAAATGTCGTTTTGGGAATCTCCTAATATAATCACTTCGGATCGAGGAGTATATTGCTATGCTTCTATTGGTAACTCTAACTTTTTTCATCAGATTTACATATCGGCTGATAAAAGACTATGGTCGTGCTGTCATATGTCACATTCTGTCGAACTGTCGAGGCGTTTCAACAAACACGACAGCTTCACGAAAACTTTCTATTTGGATAAGGGTTATTCGGAAGACTTCAATAGTCTCGAAAAATACACCCCGAAAGAAATATATGAAACTGGTATGTTAGATACTATTTCAAAAGATTGGCAGTTTGATATTTGTAAACTAACTTGTGGTAAATGTGCTTGACATTTTACCTCATTTGATGTATTATAAATAACTGGTTCGATGAAGCAAACTTAAAGTTGCTCTGGACGCGGGTGCGATTCCCGCCACCTCCACCAAAAACACATTCTGGAAGATCAGGTTGGTTACAAGTTGAAGAGTGTGTTTTTGATGGGGGTGAATAGGTTCGACAGGGGATGATTCGGTAAGTGGAGAACAGGTGTGCAAGCAACCTTAATCGTAAGAAACTAAAGTAAACGCAAACGATAATTTCGCGTATGAGGGTTTTGCTCTAGCAGCATAATTTCTCGGGGTCAGGGGACGCCTAGCAACAGAAGTCCCCATTATTTTAATATATCTCTTTTAGGAAACTAATCCATATGAACAAATTGATTCTTGGTGCTGCAGCAGTCGCATTTTCTATTTCCCCTGCTCATGCCGTTGAAGATTACATCGAAAACAATATTCAGTTTACAACAGGAAACTCATCTATCACTTTCCGTAAATATACTGCTGGCGTTGATTATAACATGGTTCAACTTGACACTAAACTTGCAGGTTGGGGTTACACGTATCGTTGGACAGATAGTGGTGGAACTGTAGAGAATCGTTATAGATTGACTGCACCGAAAATTGATCTAGTTGGTAATTTCTATCTGAAACCTCGAACTGAAATTAAAACATACGAGTCAAATGCAAAGGATGACTTTGTAAACCTGCAACCAATTATTGCAGCAGATTATCAACTCACAGACAAATTAAGTGCTTACATTGACTTGAAACCAAAGTTTGCTATTGATAGTGACGTGTATAGTGATGGTGAGTTCTATGAATCACAAAATGATTTTGGAATAGATTATGCATTGTCTGATGCTTTGAGTGTTGGTGTATTTTACGAATACAACACAGATGGCGATGGCAACAAGACTGACGATTTCTTGGGAACAAGCGTAGTCGTTAAGTTCTAATTTTTAGGTTATATTATGAAATTTCTTGACCCATTACTTGCGATCCTGATAGCAATTTCTTCCAATCCAATGGAAGAAACGACAAAACTTCTTGGATCAAAGATGGATATACAAACTACCTGTTTGGCACAGAATATCTACCACGAAGCAAGAAACGAATCAACTGCTGGTATGCTGGCGGTCGCTAATGTTACAATTAATCGCGAAAGGTCTAACGCATTTCCGAGCACTATATGTGAGGTTGTGTATGAATCACCACACTATTATGTTGAGTCGACTGGTAGATATATCCCATATCGACATCGTTGTCAATTCTCTTGGTATTGTGACGGCAAGAGCGATGATATCAAGAATATGAGTAGATATATTCAAATCTATATCCTAGCCGAGCAAGCAATGCAGTCTAAGTTTGATGTGACTGACGGTGCATTATTTTATCACGCTGATTATGTCGATCCTGACTGGAATAAGAGCATGACAATTACAGCCAAGATTGACGCACATATATTTTATAAGCCGAGGAACTAATGATGCATATTGTAGTTACAGGTGGATGTGGATTCATTGGAAGTCATGTAGTCGATCTACTGGCAGAAGGAGATTACAGAATAACAGTAATCGATGATAGAAGAAATGGTAGGTATGTATCTCACCATTCTAATGTCAGCTATATTTTCGAGAACGTGTGTGACGTGACACCACCACCCTGTGATGCAATAATTCATCTTGCGAATACGCCACGTGTCAGAGCATCATTTGATCACCCAGCAGAATCTATTCTGAACAATGTGAGTCCGACAGTTGCTGTGTGTGAATGGGCAACCAGATTCCAATGTCCTCTATACTTTGCTCAGTCTTCAAGCGTCAATTTTAGCGACGCATATGCAAATGCTTATACGTTTGGTAAGGCGATGTGCGAAGAAGTATTACATTTTTATAATTTGCATTATTCCCTTGACTTTCACCTCATGTTCTTTTATAATGTATATGGTCCAAGGGAAGCAGACTATGGAGAACACAGTACTGTGATCAGAGCATTTAAGAATCAAATCCTTAAAGGCGATAGTCTGCGAGTCTTTGGAACAGGAAAGAAGTCGAGAGATTTTACTCATGTAGAGGATGTCGCGATGGGAGTGTGTAATCTTGTTGTTGCTGGAAAGAAAATGAGAGAAGCACATTTCGGATCTAACCATCCATACACAATTAATCAGATAGCAGAGGCATTTAATCACCCTGTTGTCTATGAGTTTGACCGTAAAGGTGAAGCTGAACATACTATTTGTAATGAACCCTATATTAAACGGAGCCATGATGTCATTGAATATATTAGAGATTGGAAAGGGAGACTACACAATGCCGAAAGTAGTAGTTGATAATGATATGACGACGGATGCATCCCAAGTCACAGATCAATACTTAATCACCAAGCAGTTTAAAAGTTCCTCGGACTTCTCTCAACACATCGAGAAAGAAGCAGTGCGGACTGGTTCTGGATACATTGATACTATTGTTGCCTTCTGTGAGAAGAATACGATGGAGATTGAATCCGTAAAGAAACTGCTTACAACATCTTTGAAAGATAAGATTAAAGTGGAGGCATCAGAACTCAACCTTCTGAAGTTTGAGAAGTCTGGGAAGTTGCCTCTGTAATGGATCCATTTGAGGTTTACAAGTTGTATCTTGCTCTCAAACTCCACTTCACGACTGAGAAGTATGACATCACAAAAACACGTGGTGCTGTGAAGGCGAGTCAGAAAGCATTCCTGAAAAGGAAAGATATTATTGCAATGCGTAAACTTGCAAGGGACTATAAGAAAAAAGAAATCATTGACTTGTTGGTCGCCAACTTTGTTTCTGGAGATAAGTGGGGTGGGATGTTTGACTCACACGCTTCCGAAGTATATAAAGAATGGAAGACACGCAAGGCAAGAAGAGATTATCAGTTCGAACAAGACATCGAATTGATAAAACTGGAGATGGAAAAAGAATCCATCCCCGATCCATTTATCGCTGATCAAGGTCATCACGCATTGGTCTATCGTCTATATCTTGGTAAAAAAATATCAATTGAGACGCTAGTTTTGCTTGACAAATTGTTTAAAATGAGCGATAATAGTGATGATATCTTCTTAGAGAGTATCAATTTACTCGTTAAGAAATATCGACCGTTTGTCAAATTAACAGACAAGATGAGGAATGTAGGTGAGAATCTTTATAAATAACTCGTCCGCTGATATAGGACAAATCATACAACGCAAATACAACGTATACACAGGAGATACATATGTCGTTTAATTCACTATCTGACTTGCGTAAAGCAAGAGGCTCTTTCGATAACCTAATGAAAGAAGTCGAAAAAATTGATGCCCCCCAAAACAACTACAAAAAAGATGACGGAAACGAGTGGAAGCTGAAAGTAGATTCCGCTGGTAATGGTTATGCCGTTCTTCGTTTTTTGCCTGCACCACAAGGCGAGGAATTACCATGGGTTCGTATGTTCAACCATGGCTTCCAAGGTCCAACTGGTAAGTGGTACATCGAAAATTCACTCACTACTCTGAACCAACAAGACCCTGTATCAGAACTCAACAGCGAGTTGTGGAACAGCGGCACGGATGCCAACAAAGATCTGGCTCGTAAGCAGAAGCGTCGCCTCTCTTACTATGCTAATGTTCTTGTTGTAAAGGATCCTGCTAATCCTCAAAACGAGGGACAGGTTATGCTTTACAAGTTCGGTAAGAAAATCTTTGACAAAATCAAAGACGTTATGCAACCTCAGTTTGAAGATGAGACTCCAGTAAATCCTTTTGATTTCTGGGAAGGTGTAAACTTTAAATTGAAGGCGCGACAGGTTGATGGCTATCGTAACTATGATAAGTCTGAGTTTGAATCTACTCCAACTCCTATCGCACCTGAAGATGCAGACATTGAAGGTATCTGGGCGAAACAAGAATCACTAGCTGAGATTGTTGACCCTAAAAACTTCAAGACTTATGATGAGTTGAAGCAGAAGCTGAACATGGTTCTTACTGGTGGAGCGAAAGTTACCACTGCTGAGAAAGTCGCTGAACAAACTGGTGATGTTGAAGACCAACTTTACATGGAATCAAAACCATCAGTATCGGTAGCGTCTAATGTTGATGAAAGCGAGGATGACACTTTGTCTTACTTTGCTAAGTTGGCTGAAGACGACTAAAGAATCCCACTACCTTGGGACAAACCGCTCGTGCCTAAATGCAATGCGGTTATAAGGGACTCTTCGGAGTCCCTTTTTTTAT